GTTATCTGGGTTCCCATTCAGGATGGTTAACGAATTGCAGGGTGCTTATTCTGCATTCGCGAAACTGGTGGGGGGAATGATGCAGACTCCTCACCCGCAGGCACCAGACTTACCGATGGCTGCGGATCCAAGACTGGATTTGACTCCATATCTGTATCGAACATTAGAAGCCTTACAAAAGGAGATGAGTTATGCAGGACGCTACCGTCCAGTCGATCCCACAGACGAGCCAAGTACAGACAGCTCCAGCTCCGAGCAGCTACGTGGTTCCGTCAGCACCAGCAGCCCAAGCTTACCAAGCGGCTCCGGTGGCGTATCAGGTGGGTACGAGCTACCCCCAAGCAGTACCACAGGCGGCCCCCAGCTACCAATCCGCCCCTACTCAGTACGCCCCCCAATCCCAACCGGAGACGGCGGGCAGCAACCCATGGGAATCGGCGTTCAACAAAGTGGTGGGCCTGCTGAGCTCACCAGTTCAATCCCCGTTCCAGGGTCAACAATCGCCAGCGACGAGCTACAGCCCAGCCAACTTCGGGCAGCAAGCCAGCTACCTCAATACGCCACAATCGGGTCAGCAGATCTCGTATCCCAACCAGACCTACTCGCCCAACTCTTCCCAAACCTCCTTGGATCAATCCTTGGAGCAGGCAGCAAACTTCCTGAATCTGAGCGATCAAAGCCGGTACGTTCTAAGCGCGTACGGGGCAGAGGCTCCAGCAATTCTAAATGAGTACGCCCTTCAACTGGAAGGGATGCTGGATAGTGCAGTTGCCTGGGGACAAGATGCCCAAGCACGCATGGCGGCTGGTCAGGAACTGCTGAATGGCTATGCCGAGTTTGCCATTGATGAGCACACCGAGAATCTTGCTTATAACGAGATTCTGACCAACCCCGATGTACTGAGCGATTACACGCTGCGTTTCTTCGGTCCCGAAGGTCCGTACCCTGTATACGAAAGCGAAGTTGAGCTTGAGACCCGTGGTTATCCCACTGCTCCCGTGAATGACTACGTTGGTCAGTTCCCTGCTCCTCCGGCAGCCGCTGCTCCCCAACAGCCTGAGAACTTCTGGGGCACCTTCAAGCAGCAAATGGATATGGATCCCAGTCAAGCCTGGCGCATCCTGAACCAAGCTCAGCCTCAAGTTGTTGCTAACAAACTGTTTGTGATGGAGTGAGGCCATGCGTCCACTTCTTAAATATGGTGTACCTGCTGCCGCCGCTTTAGGTGTTGGTGGGTACGCCCTTTCTCAAGGTGAAGATCCAGGCTCCGCAATTCTTGCTGGAGCAGCTGGCGGCCTTGGTGCAGCAGGAGGTTTGTTAGGTGCGCGTCAACTTGCAGGCAAATATGCGCCTGATTTACTAAAGGCCGCTAAAAGGGGTAAAGTTTCTGCGGAAAAATCTCTTCTAGAGTCCGCCATCGGTATGCCCGAAGGTTCCAGGCGTCAAAATGCCATCTTGGGTTTAATTGATAAATCTGTAGGGATTCCCATTCCTTCAGAGCAACAATTCACTCGTGGTGTTGGCAAGGGCATGGCTGCTGCCGCTGTACCTGCTGCAGCACTTACTGCCGGTCTTGGTGGTGTTGCGTTAGGTGCCATTCCTGGTGCAATGGGTATGCCGGGCTTCCAGCAAAGTGGCGCCATCGATCCCGAGTCGCCCTATGTATCCCAAAACCCCCGTGGCCTTGGGCCAACAACGATGCAGTACGTGTAATAAATAAATTACCAACTGCTAAAATTTGTGTTAGATAAGACGTAAGTGTCTTTATCTTTCACCCGATAAAAAACATCGACACTGGAGGATAAACCAAGGTGTTTATTGATAGCTGGTTCAGGTCCTGGTAAACAATTTAATTGTTTAATCTGAACGCTCAACGTTGTCACCCCACCGAGCAATCGATGGGTGCAAACCGGATGAATTCAGGGAAGCCCTAACGTAAAGACGAGGGTAATCCTGAGCCAAGCCAATCAAGCCGTGATTGGAAGGTGCAGAGACTACTGGGTGTAACACGATCTTGTTACGTAATACCAGATTTAGCGTCCGGCATCCCACAGGGATGAAGAGATAGTCCACCCCTCTAAGAAACTAGAGACCAGGAGAACGATTTTCCAAAGATTCTTGGTGCGGAACTTTATCGTCCCCACCCTGCTTACATTTCCGAAATGGCCGTCGAGCCAGTGGTTGTTCACGACTTCACTCGTCAGCCCGGTCAAACTGTTCAGTTAGATCGCTACAAGTTCTGGGGTACCCCTGGTACGAAGGACAGCCGTGAGCGTATCGCTGACCAGACCATTGGTACTGCCAATAGCCGTAACATCACCAAGGAGAAAGTCCTGGTGGTGCTTAAGGAATACACTGGTCCTGCAGATCCGGGTGATCCGACCCAGCCTTCGACCTTCAAGATTGCTCGTGAAACCCTGATTACCGCCCAGCGTCTGCTGCTGGATACCGGTAACCTCAACATGTTCCACCAGTCGATCGGCAGTTTGACTCTGCTTGACGACTATCGCCGTTGGCGTGACCGCGTGTTCCTTGATGAACTCGCTAAAGCTGAAGCCAATGGTGCAGCATCTACCACCCAAGGCGGTTACTACTTCGCTGGTGGTAAAACCAAGAATTCTTCCGGTCAAGTTAGCTACACCTCTACTGAATACGGCAACGAAGTTCAGCAGTTCCAGGTGCGTACTGACCTTCTGACGGTGGTGAAGGACCTGCGTAAGCGTAACGTCCCCACCTTCTCCGATGGTCTGTATCGTTGCATCTGCGATCCTACCTTCATGATGCACCTGCGTCGTGATCCTGACTTCCGTGAGATCGCTCGTTACGCTGGCAACCCTGGCCAAGGCATGTACATGGGCAACCCCATGATGCCTAACAACGCCAGCTTCTACATGGGTCCCCAAGCTGGTCAAGGTTACTTCCTGGCTGGCGAACCTGTGATGCCTACCGGCGTTCAGTTCGAAGGTGTGAAGTTCTTCGAGTCGACTAACTTCCCGACCAAGAACGTTAGCGCTTCGTTCGATAACGGCTCTAGCTACGCTTCCCGTGAAGTGGCCCAAGGTTACTTCTTCGGTCCTCAGTCGATTGGTGTTGGCATCGGCGGTCCTAACGCTCAGGTGCTCATCAACAACAACGATGACTTCAGCCGCTTCATCATCCTGATCTGGCAACTGTACGCTGGTTTCGAAATCCTCAATAAGGACTTCGTGACCACCGCATTCAGCTTCGTCCAAGATGACGGCACTGTTTGATAATTAACCATAAACACACAACATAGGAAAAGATAAATGACCTATTTGTCCGCTAAAAAAATCTACCCAGGTAACTGGGCAGAACCCCTGAACGGTTGGTACAAGAACATTGATACCGACGACAGCGGCTCCGTTGACGGCTCCAAGGGCGGCCCCACTTCTGTGCTGGCTATCCCTGGCTACCGTTATTTCCAGCAGCGTGGCTACGTCCCTGTGACCGCCACCTCTGGTTCGGGTCCGGTTGCCGCAGCTGACGTGATCGTTCCTTCGCCTTATCGCCAGGACGACACTCGCCCCGACATCACCGGCATGGTGATCTCTGGCAGCAGCACCCTGCCTGCTTATGTGTACCGCTCCACCATCTCCGTTGCTTCTGGCTGGGGTGATGGTCGCGTTGCTTCTGGTGTGTATGCCGCCACCGGTAACGTGATTTCCTTTGGTCGCAGCAATGCTGGTAGCCCCACCGCTGCTTCTGGTATCGGTGAAGCTGTTATCCAAGCAAACCTGACATCTACCGTGTCTGGCTCCCAGGCTGGTGAAATCTTCTTCGCCGCTGGCTCCGCTGGTTATAGCGCCAATCCTTTCCTGATTGCCTCCGGTGCTGCTGGTGTTACTGCCGGTAACGTGTACTACTCCGCTACCGCTGCCACCACCCTGAAGGTGTTCGCTAAGGAAACTGCTAATAGCACTGCTACTTCTGGTGGTTTCTACATCTCCAGTGGTGATGCGACTGGTGGTCGTACTGGTTACCTGGTTGTTGAGTGCTGCTACATCCAGCCCGACATTGCACCTGGTTACGAAGATATCGATGGCTATCTGACAGGCCGCACTGTTAGCTGAGTAAGCTAAACTGAGACCAGGTATTTTATCTGGTCTCATGACAGTTACTCCCTCAATGCTTTATCAGCACAAAAAAACTGGTGCGAGAGTTAAAGTTGTAAGCGAATGGGACAACGGCGACTGGTATATGGTTGAAGACCAAGACGGTCGCCTTTTCACCGCTTATAAAACCGAACTCTGCCCTGATGAGGTTGCAACCAAAACGGTAAAAACTCTTCAGGTAAAAGATAAAGCAGCCAAGGAAGAGCCGCGCACATTCCCTCCCGATGCACGTTTAAACATCAATACCGCGACTGCGCAAATGATCGCAGATCACATCAAAGGTATTGGATTGAAAACTGCTCGAGAGATTAAAGACCTGCAGATGTCCTTATCGGGTGAGAGATTTAATAATCTTGAGCAACTAAAGCAAGTTAAACGCGTTGATTGGGATGCAGTGTTTGCTGCTGATCTGGTAAGGGTTTGATTACTCATTGACATAGCAAGCCCCTGGAATACCAGGGGTTTTTCATTTTAAAATAAAAATAAAATGTCTTATATTCCACAGAGGCGCGGATTTACTGGACCCGCAGAAAAAATAGGAGGATCATCTCCATTTCATATTGATCTCAAGGCAAGACAATCGTTGCCTATTGGAGAGCAGGTCAAAGCTTTTGATACTCTAGTTAGACAGTATCAATCACATGGTCGCGAGGTAGAATTCTCCAATGCGAGTGTTGCGGGAATGCGCTGGAACCCCGCAGCAAATTTTGACGATAAAGTAAAGTTATATAACCAGGCGGTAAATGCACACAGCCATTCAATGCACCCTGGTTGGAACTCACTCGACTTCTATGTTCCCCTCAAAGGCAAGACGCGTTTTGATCAAGGTGCCGTAGAAGGTGCATCGATCTACGCACCAGGTATTCCCGGAGGAAAGATCCGTAGTTCATCTGGCGGTGGCTATGGGTATTTTTCTGAAGTATTGAATCCCAAAGGTGAAGTTGTTTTTAAAGTTGGTCATGGTGACATTAGTAGACCAGAAAAAGAATCAGAACTTGTTGTTGCCGAACTAGGACAGCAGGCACAAGCAGGTCAGACCACGGGTAACAAAGAAGATCCAAATGCGTTAGCCAATAGCATGCTCCAGATGTATCTTCTTGGTTTGGGTGTCAATAAAGAAAAAGAAGTAAAGCCGGTTGATCGAATTAAGCAACAAGTTTTATCCTCTGTGCTTTCACCCCAAAAATCCCCTGTCCTTGCTCGTTATCTTGCCGAGCCCAGTCCCTACGAAGAGTTAGAGGCTTAATTAACAAAGATCTAAACGGCTATAATAAAAAAATATTGAGTAGTTGAAGTGCAGCTTTCTGACTTTGACAAAAGCAGAGTGAGATATCATCTTGGATATTTCACTGTATCGATTCCGGCGGGCGACTATGCCCGTTTGGAA